GGTGCGTCCGGTTATTCCCTCGGCGGGGAAAACGACTATTGAAGAGCAAGTAAAGAAAAGGGTCCGGGGATAATGTGTGTTAGAATGTTGCGATATGGTGGATAGAATTCAGTGTTCGGCAAAGAGTAAGACGACGGGTGATCGGTGTCGGCAAACCGCAATCGCGGGCGGCACGGTCTGCGTGGTTCATGGTGGAAGCGCTCCTGCTGCGAAGATGGCCGCGCAGAGAAGGCTCATCGGGATGATCGATCCTGCGATGGAGGCGCTGTTGCGGGCGATTGAGGAATGTGACGAATGGCCCACAAAGGTCCGGGCTGCTATCGCTGTCCTTGACCGGGCCGGGTTCGGTCCCACGGCTTCCCTTCGGCTCGATGAGCAGTCCAATGACTACGCGACGTTATCTGCATCGCAGCTGAAGGAACGTGCGATGGCGATTGTGAAGCGTGCGGCGGAGAGCGAGGACAAGGAACTCGAGGAAACGGTCAATTGAGTTCTCCCTACTTCGGTCCAGACGAGGGGCTCACCATCTATCACGGCAACTGCCTGGATGTCCTGCCAACACTTGACGCGGTAGACGCGGTCGTAACTGACCCTCCGTATGGGTTGTCTTTTATGAGCAAGGAGTGGGATCACGGGGTGCCCGGAGAGCCATTCTGGAAGGCGGTTCTGGGGGCGATGAAGCCTGGGGCGCATCTCCTGGCGTTTGGTGGAACTCGAACGCATCACCGATTGATGGTCGGGATTGAGGATGCGGGATTTGAAATTCGGGATGTGATGATGTGGGTGTACGGCAGCGGCTTCCCGAAGAACCACGACATCAGCAAGGCTCTTGACCAGGAGGCCGGGGCAGAGCGGGAAGTGATTGGGGTGACGAAATCGGGGTGCTTCAATCCGACCGACACGGATCGATATACGGTTGGGGGCTCGGCATCTGTCGAGGTTCCTGTCACGGCTCCTGCGACTGAGGCAGCGAAGAAGTGGGATGGGTGGGGCACGGCTCTCAAGCCCGCGTGGGAACCAATTATCATCGCTCGGAAACCGCTCGCCGGGAATCTTGCGCAGAACATCAACGCGCACGGTGTTGGTGGGCTAAATATTGACTCCTCTCGAATTCCGTTGGCAGAGGGGGAATCGACGGAGGTCAAACCGCATATCCCTCGGGAGGGCTATAGTCGTTATAGGCCGGGAGAACACGGCGGTGGCGATCCTGTGATTGGGACGATGACTGATGATTGGAAGAAGGGGCGGTGGCCAGCGAACCTTGTTCATGACGGGAGCGAAGAGGTCGTAAAGAATTTCCCTGATGTCGAGGGGGTGGTTGGGTCTACGTTTTACGCCAGCGGAACCAATGCTGTCTGTGGGACGTTTGGATCTGGTGGTGGTGAGCCCGGAGTTCCAGACTTCGGAAGCGCTGCTCGTTTCTATTACTGCGCGAAGGCGTCGAAGGCAGATCGTGACGAGGGGCTTGAAGGGGAGCGGGAGTGGACCGCTGCCGAGCGACTCGGGATAGAGGTAGAGGGTGAAAAGAAAACCGGGGACGGGAGTGGGGCTGTGTTTGCGGCTGGCAAGAACCACCACCCTACGGTCAAGCCAGTTGCTTTGATGCGCTACTTGGTGCGGCTGGTCACTCCTCCTGGGGGCGTAGTGCTTGACCCGTTTATGGGGTCGGGCTCAACGGGCAAGGCAGCGGATCTTGAAGGGTGTCGGTTCATCGGGATCGACATCGACGAATCCTTTTGCGAATTAGCTTCGAAGCGACGGCAACGGCAGCGTGTTCTTGGTTTCGGTTAGCGGCACAGTGCGTCTTCGTTGAATCCGAGTCCGACCAAGATTCCGAAAAGTTCATCCCTAGCCGTGGGCCCATCTGCTCCGTGGCTTTTCCACTTTTTCATGGCTTCGACAACCGGGGCTGCGATCTTGACCGCATCTTCAATCGTTGCGCTTCGACCGTTCCATGTTTTGAGGCCGTCTACGACTGCTTGGTTCAGTTCGCGCACAGCGTGGGTGTTGTCACCGTTTTGGGTCCAGAGTTGCCAGTCGCGTTCGGTCAGTTGGTCAACCGTTTTGAGGCTGTTGGTATTGACGCTTTTGACGATGAGGTTCCGTCCGTATTTTCGCCGGTTGTGTCCGTAAGTCATTATCTGTCTCCCTGCGCGTTTAATTAGTAGACTAATCCTTCAGCTTGAGAGCCGTAAACTTTTTCTAACAGGTCTTGTAATACACACCGAGGTTCCGTGTCCGTTGCTCCGCAGGATGCATACTTTGACTGCACGGCTTCCATTTTCTTTGCAACGACCTTGGGATCTTCCCGACCTTCCCAAAGAGTAGGAAGTTGTTCGGTCACTCTCCCTTTCGATATGGCTCTCACGAATGCCTTGTTCAACTGGACCGCTGCTCTTTCCGAACGTTTCCGCTGAGCCTTTGATTCGGCTAGCGCATCGCCAACTTCCCAGGGCGATATGGCTGTATAGAGCTGCCAGTCATTCGCCGTTAAAGCCATGATCTTTTCTTTTGTCATCGTGCCCTCCCAGGCTTTTGCGTTATCCATTGACCTAACTATACAGACTTCTATATATCGTGTCAAGTAGATATTAACTATTATCTGTTCTTTTTATGATCCTTGGCTGAACTTCCAGCATGTGTCAGCGCTTGGCTTAGCAAATCCGAGGGCGTAGGCTGTCTTCATTTCGACTTGGGCGGCGTCGTATAGTTGAGCGGACAGCGTGTCGATGTTTCGTCCGGTCGATTGTAGGACGCCCATCGAGTTGACGCTGTTGCCTCGGGAAATACTTTCAAGTGCTCGTTCGATTTCCCGCTTGCCACGTTCAAGCTGCTCGACTAATTGCTTTCGTGTCGCTAGAAAATTATCATTTAAATCGTTCAGTAACATCTCTTCCGCGCATTCCTTTGTATCGGGGTCTTTTGATACGATGTCCTTGAAACTTCTCGGGATCGGTCGGTTTGGGTTGTTAGCCATTCGTCTGTCTCCTCGGCGGCTCGTGGCCGCGTTAGCTAAGGCGCGTGAACTTGCTATCTGTTAGCCACATTTCGAAGGCGTGCGAGTCGGTAAGTTGGATGACGGTGTTTCGTTCGTCCGTGATCGCTTCCGCGACGGTTTGATCCCGGCTTAACCCTTTGGGTACGAAGATGCCGCAGCAAGGGTTGAACCGTATGACCATTCCTGTGTTGTTGTCGTAAGTCTTAGTAGGTTTGTTCATCGTGCCCTCCGGGGCCGCTGTGTTGTTGTATGCGTTATCCATTGACATAACTATACAGACTTCTATATATCGTGTCAAGTAGATATTAACTATTATTTGTTCTTTCTTATAACTCTATATAGTTCTAGCATTTAGCTAGTTGAAGATCTGAGAAAAGGTGGTTACACTGCTAACCTTGACGAGATGGATCACGAATCTATCGCGGAATTGATCTCGCTGGAGGGGGAACTCTACCGGCGGTCCCTTTACGACTATATGAGGGGGATGTGGCCGGTCATCGAGCCGTCCACCCCGTTCATCGACGGATTCCATCTCGGCGCAATTTGTGACCACGAACAGGCAGTTTTCAGCGGTGATATAAAGAAGCTTATTATTAACGTCTGTCCTCGAAGCGGGAAATCGATTTGCACGTCGGTAGCGATGCCAACATGGGGATGGACGCGGGCTCCAGAAACCCGGTTTTTATTCTCAAGCTATAGCAGCGATTTGTCATTGGAGTTTGCGACGACGGCTCGGAGAGTAATTGAGTCCCCGTGGTATCAAACCAGGTGGGATATTCAATTGAGCGGGGACCAGAACAACAAGACATTTTATGCGAACACCGCTTCGGGATACCGCATCTCCACCTCGGTAGGTGGCTCCGCAACGGGTAAGGGGGGAGATATCCTCGTCGTCGATGACCCTCACAATTTGAAAAATGTAACCTCTGATGTGATTCGCACGGAAGATATCCGATGGTTTTTCAAGGTGTGGTCTTCCAGGATAAATAACAAAATGTTTGA